GAAAAAAAGAAAAGCTAAGTGGTACTAATATGGCGTGGTTTAGTTTAGCAAAGATTGCAATGCAAGCTGGCGCTAAGATCTATTCTAATCGTCAGAAAACTAAGATGGCCATGTCTGATGCACAATTAATGCATGCAGAAAAGATGGCTAGAGGTGAAGAAGCTTATCAAGGTAAACTTTTAGAAGCGAGGCAATCGGACTGGAAAGACGAATTTGTGTTGATAATTTTGTCGGCTCCGATTATAGTATTGGCTTGGGCAGTTCTATCGGACGACCCAACTGCAATGGAGAAGGTAAAATTATTTTTTGAGTATTTTTCTACCCTTCCATCTTGGTTTACAAACCTATGGATACTTGTAGTTGCGTCAATTTTTGGTATAAAGGGTACTCAAATATTTAGGAACGGAGGAAAAAAATAATGGCAAATCCAAGATATAATACACAAACTACAAATAGACGTGGAGCTATGGGTGGTGGCATGATGAAAAGAAGCATGTACAAAAAAGGTACGCCTGAGAAAAAAATGGGTGGAAAGAAAAAAATCGACCCTAAAAAACAACCAGGTTTAGCAAAATTAAAAAAGAAAAGACCTGATGTTGTAGCTAAAATGGGCTACTTTAAAAAAGGTGGAAGAGCGTAATGGCCGGTAAAGGTTTATACGCAAACATACACGCTAAAAGAAAACGTGGAGGCAAGATGCGAAAGAAAGGTGCAAAAGGTGCACCAAAAGCGTCTGACTTCAAAAGAGCAAAACAAACAGCGAGAGCATAATGACAAAACTATGTCCTAGAGGTAAAAGAGCAGCAAAGGCCAAATTTAAGGTATACCCTAGCGCCTATGCTAATGCCTACGCATCTAAAATCTGTGCTGGTAAAATTAAAGATCCATCTGGAGTAAAAAGAAAAGATTTTAGGGGCAGAAAACCATCTGCAATGGGCGGAAGAATAAAAGTAGCTGGCGGTGGTTTAACAGAAGCAACTCAAAGACTAAGAAGACAAGGTCTTAGAGGTGGTGGTCTTTGCACAAAAGGAATGAATAGAGAAGCTGTTGGAAAGAATTCCTAATGGCTAAAAACGGTCTAGATAAATGGTTCAAACAGAAATGGGTAGATATTGGGAGCAGAAAAAAAGATGGTTCTTTCGCAAAGTGTGGCCGTTCAAAACAAAAGAAGGACGCGAAGAGGAAGTATCCAAAATGCGTACCACTTGCCAAAGCCACACGGATGACAAAAGGCGAAAGGGCGAGTGCTGTCAAACGAAAAAGAGCAGCCAGTAATACAGGTCCAAAACCAACTAACGTAAAAACATTTACAAGAAAGAAAGCATTTGCCGGTGGCAGAATGCAAAAATACATGGGTAGAAGTATCAAAGGTGAGTATGGTGGTGTTAATTTATCAAATCCGTCTTATGTAAAATACTACAAAGGTATGTTAGATTAATGAGAAACGACTTTCAAATGAGAGAAAAACTAGCAAAAGGCACTATGCCAGCTAGAAACAAAAAGAACTTTAGACCTACAAAGTCTGGAGCAGGCATGACTCGAGCCGGTGTCAAAGCCTATAGAAGACTAAATCCCGGTTCAAAACTAAAAACAGCCGTGACTGGAAAAGTGAAGCCAGGATCGAAAGCTGCCAAACGCAGAAAATCTTTCTGTGCAAGATCACTAGGACAAATGAAAAAATTCCCTAAAGCAGCTAAAGATCCAAATTCACGTTTACGTCAAGCAAGAAGGAGATGGAAATGTTAAAAAAGAAAAAGATCAAGGGTGTAATTAAAGGTTTGAAGAAAGCTTCTAAATTACATGCCAAACAAGCTAAAACTTTAAAGGGAGTTATCAATGGTAAAAAAACTAAGAAAAGTAGCTAAAGCATTAGGCAAAGCTTCAAAGCTACACAAGAAACAATCAAACATTATTAAAAAGCATATTAAGGAGATGAAACGTGGCAGATCCTAAAAAAGGCACTGGTAAAAAACCGAAAGGCTCTGGGAGGAGACTTTATACTGATGAGAATCCTAGAGATACTGTATCAATTAAGTTTGCGACCCCTACAGATGCTCGTAAAACTGTGGCGAAAGTTAAACGAATCAGCAAACCATACGCGAGAAAAATACAAATTCTCACGGTTGGTGAACAGAGAGCCAAGGTTATGGGTAAGGCAAAGGTGGCAAGCATATTTAAAAAGGGTAAAGAAGCAATTAGGAAAGGAAGAAAAACGTGATAAAACAAGAAATACTAGAGGCTCTTAAAAAAAGATACCAAGCACAAATTGCAGAAGGATTTGCAACTATTAATATTTATCTTCAACACCCTGTTGGAATAGGTGAACACCCCCAACATTTGGATGAGGTAGATAAATTATTAGGTAAAATTAAAGAGGCACAGGAAAAAGTTTCTTTAATTAACGAAGGGAAATGGATGTTATAATGCAAGATCTAGAACTAATAACTAAAATACAAAGACAACTGAAACAACTCTATCAAAACATTGGTGACTCAATGATTAGTGGAGGGGTTGACAATATGGAAAAGTATAAATATATGTTAGGACAGGCACATGCCTACGAATATATATCTCAGGAAATCTCTAACCTGCTAGAAAAGAAGGAGCAAAAAAATGAGCAAGGAACAATTATTGACCTCGAAAAACGAGGTCCCAAAGCATAAAAACGCTTTGGAAGAAAAGTATAAAGAACAAAAAGTCGAGTCTGTTGAAGAGGCAAAAAGAATAGATGAGACTAATGTTGGAT